ACCGGATGGCCGCGCGATTTTTCCCCCCCCCCACGTGGCGCTCTGGTGGCCGCGCGATCTCCCCTCCTGCCGCTCGCGCGAATTTAAATTAAAGCCCTGCCCAATCATATTGGGCCTGAGTAGCTTATTTAATTTGCAACAACTTCCGGCCCAAGTTGTTGTTTGAGGGCTATAAATTTATAGCCTAATTGTTATGAGGCTTTAATTCAAGATGCCTAAACGGGAAGCCCCATGGCGCCTGATGGCGGGAACGACCAAGGTTAGTCGATCTACTGGCTATTCATCTCGTTTAGCTTCCCAGCCCAGAGTCAACAAGGCCCAAGAATGGGTGAACAGGCCTATGTACAGGAAGCCCAGGATATATAGGGCTATGAGGACACCTGATGTCCCTAGAGGGTGTGAGGGGCCTTGTAAGGTCCAGTCCTACGAGCAGCGGCATGATATCTCTCATGCCGGGAAGGTGATCTGTATATCTGATGTCACACGTGGCAGTGGTATCACCCACCGTGTTGGTAAGCGTTTCTGTGTCAAGTCTGTATACATATTAGGCAAGATCTGGATGGACGAGAACATCAAGCTCAAGAACCACACGAACAGTGTCATGTTCTGGTTGGTCAGAGACAGACGACCGAACGGTACGCCCATGGATTTCGGACATTTATTTAACATGTTCGACAACGAGCCCAGCACCGCTACGGTCAAGAACGATCTCCGTGATCGTTTCCAGGTTTTGCACAGGTTCTATGCTAAGGTCACAGGTGGTCAGTATGCCAGCAATGAACAGGCGCTGGTCAAGCGTTTCTGGAAGGTCAACAACCATGTGGTGTACAACAACCAGGAAGCCGCTCGATACGAGAATCATACGGAGAACGCCCTGTTATTGTATATGGCATGTACTCATGCGTCTAACCCCGTGTATGCTACGCTTAAGATTCGAATCTACTTCTACGATTCGATAACAAATTAATAAATTTTGAATTTTATTGAATGATTCTCGAGCACATAATTTACATAAGACTTATCCGTTGCGAAACGAACAGCTCTAATTACATTGTTAAGACAAATTACACCTAATTGATCAAGATACAACAAGACAAGGTGCCTAAACCTACTTAAATAAGTCTTCCCAGAAGCTGTCATCGATGTCGTCCAGACTTGGAAATTCAAATAGGCCTTGTGGAGATGCAACGCTTTCCGCAGGTTGTAGTTGAACCGTATTTGGATGTGATACACTCGGGTCCTTGTGAACAGGAGGTCTTCGACCCTGTATATCTTGAAATACAGGGGATTTGTTATTTCCCAGGTATAGACGCCACTCTCCGCCTGATGTGCAGTGATGCTCTCCCCGGTGCGTGAATCCATGCCCCGTGCAGTTTATGTGGACGTATATGGAGCAGCCGCACTCGATGTCAATGCGTCGCCTCCTGATGGCCCTCGTCTTGGCCTGCCTCTTCTTGGCAATCCTGTGTTGCTGCTTGATAGAGGGGGGAGTCGAGGAAGATGAATTTAACATTGTGGAGTGTCCACGACCTCAAGGCTGCATTTTCCTCTTTGTCCAGGAAGTCTTTATAACTGGCCCCCTCTCCAGGATTGCAGAGCACGATTGATGGGATCCCTCCTTTAATTTGAACTGGCTTTCCGTATTTGCAATTTGACTGCCAGTCTCTTTGGGACCCGAGGAGCTCTTTCCAGTGCTTTAGCTTTAGGTAGTGCGGAGGGACGTCATCAATGACGTTATACTCAGCCTCGTTGGAAAAGACCCTGGAATTGAAATCCAGGTGTCCACTGAGATAATTGTGGGACCCTAAAGCACGTGCCCACATCGTCTTCCCCGTTCGACTGTCACCTTCGACGATGATACTAACAGGCCTGACAGGCCGCGCAGCGGCATCTCTCGCAAAATAGTCATCGGCCCACTCCTGCATCTCGTCCGGGACGTTAGTGAACGAGGACAGTCGAAAAGGAGGAGTCCATGGCTCCGGCGCCTTTTTGAAAATCCTGTCCAGGTTGCTCGACAGATTATGGTACTGGAACAGGAACTTTTCCGGCAACTTTTCTTTGATGATTTTCATGGCCTCCTCCTTCGACGGAGCGTTCAGTGCCTCGGCGGCTGCGTCGTTAGCTGTCTGCTGGCCGCCTCTAGCACTTCGACCGTCGACCTGGAACTCTCCCCATTCGATGGTGTCCCCGTCCTTCTCGACATAGGACTTGACGTCGGAGCTGGATTTAGCTCTCTGTATGTTCGGATGGAAATGTGCTGACCGGGAAGGGGACACCAGATCGAACAGTCTGTTATTTGTGATCTGGACTTTCCCTTCGAGTTGTAGGAGAATATGGAGGTGAGGTTGCCCATCGTCGTGAAGCTCTCTGGCGATTTTGATGAACTTCTTGTTCGAAGGGAGATGGATACTCTGTAATTGGGAAAGTGCTTCTTCTTTTGACAGAGAGCACTGTGGATAAGTGAGGAAGATATTTTTAGCCTGGAGTCTAAATCGTTTGGGCGGTGGCATTTTTGTAAATAAGAGGTGTACTCCAATTGAGCTCCTCTCTCAAACTCTCATATCAATTGGAGTAAAAGAGTACAATTTATACTAGAAGTGCTTATAGAACTTTGAAGGATCTGCACACACGTGGCGGCCATCCGTAATAATATT